ACCCTCGAACGCCCTTGGCTCGACAATAAACCGAACGTCTCTTGTATCCCGTCCGGGATCTATACCTGCAACCGCATCAACTCCCCGCATTTTGGTGAGACATTTGACGTTTCCAGTGTGCCTGGGCGCAGCCATATACTGTTTCATAGCGGCAATACCCCGGCGGACACCGAGGGCTGTATTATCGTTGGCCGTACTCTTGTACCCCATATTCCAGACATCCGTGACAGCCGGGCAGCACATACCACCCTGATGGCTGCTCTTGATGGTATCGATTCTTTCACTTTGGAGATCGTCTGATGGGTTTCGATTTAACCGGACTGGGATCGGTTGCCGATCTGGCCAAGGGGCTGGTCGATCGCTTTCTACCACCGGCGGCCACGGAAACAGAGAAACTGGCCACACAGCTGCAACTGCAGCAGATGCTGGAAACGAGGGAGTCTACCCTACTGGAGACGCAACGGGCAATAATCACGGCAGAGATGGCGCAAGGAGACGGGTTCACAAAACGGGCCAGGCCGTCAATTGTCTATTTTGGTCTGGTTGCAATAGGTCTGGTTCATGTGCTGCTGCCGATGGTTGCCTGGGTCTATCTCGTCACCACCGGATCAGCACTGAGTAATATGCCGACCATCGTCCTCCCAGAACAATTTTGGCTAACCTGGGGCGGCGTCTGTTCGATTTGGATTATCGGCAGAACTACCGAGCGTTTTGGGCTGACGAACAAAATCACAGCTGCAATAACCGGCGGAAAATAATGGTCGATCAGTTCGAACGTGCCCAGGAGCTGGATTCCAGATATCGGCAACAGGCATTAGATGACCAGGCCCGCCGGTCGGCGGTGGGGGAGATAACCAGGACGCACTGCATTGATTGCGGGGACCCTATCCCCGAGGCCAGGCGCAAGGCGCGTCCCGGCTGTATCCGGTGCATTCAGTGTGCGGAAATGTTTGAAGCAAGCGAAAGGAGAGGATAGTGGATCCAACGGTAATAACAGCTATAGCAACATTTTTTACGGCTCTCGATGGTTGGACGGTTGGCACCATTATTCTGCTGGTCTTTGTTGTGCCGCCGATCCTCGGTTTTCTGGCGGTGATGAAAGTTGTCGCGGCAATGGATACCCTGAAAAACGAGATCAGGGCAAAAAATGCCGAAGACAACAAACGATTTGAGGCCATTGTCTCCATGTTTAATCGGCAGCTGACCGAGTTTGTCAACAAATACGACAACAACATCTATCTGGTAAAAAACTGGGAGAAGACCGCCGGGGATATGACAAATCTCGTCTATCTCAATACCCAGGCTATAACATCACTGGGCAGCAAGTTTGATCAACTGATAGGTCTCTGGTCCTCGGACCGCAATGGCAGATAGGAAAACAAGGAGCATCATGAGTTTCGATAACGAACGTTTAAACTTGCGCGGACGTCTTGCAGTTAAAGAGGCGGATTGCCGCAACCTAGAGATGTCTATCCAGGGCGATTTGTCAGCGGTCCGCATGCTGTTACCGCCATTTGAGCCGATTGCAGAGATAAAAGCCCAGCAGGCAGCGGTGCAGGCTGTGGAACTGGCCGCCAAGCATACCGAATATGTTGGCTTGATTGCTGAGATCGCCGCCATGAAAAAGGCACTGGGGATCGCCTAATGTGTCCCGAGGCGTACAGCTGGGAGGTCCGCGAGTCGGCGGAGGAACTCTATATAATCGACGGTTATACCTATGAGAAGGTGGCGGATGCGACCGGTGTCTCCATTTCACAGATCAAACGATGGGGCCTGGACAGCGTGCCAACCTGGACGGAACGACGGAGGGAATACCGCCAGGCGCAGACAAGTGTCCGGCGGAACGTGATGCTGGCCAAGGCCAAATTGATTGAGTCGGTGATTGACAGCGAGGATCCACAAAAGGCATATGCCTTTTCTGCTTTGGTCAGCTCCAGTAAGGCCATTAACGATGAGGCCAGGGAGCGCAACCAAGGCACGGCAAGGCAACAGCCTGCTGAACAGTTCAGCGATACCGAGACAACTGCCGGTCAGCCGGTAGATATGATGACAGAGCTGAGACGAGCCATGGATAACAAGATATCCTCCATGTTGACTGAGCCTGGAGCACTCACTGCCACGGCAATTAAAGATCTACAGCAGGCTATGACGCTCGTTGAAAAACTGAAAGCAAAAATGGCCGAACAGGCAGGCGAGAGCGATAAGGGCAAAGGCACCAGCGCCCAGACCATTGATCAGCTGCGAGCGGCAATCATGCAGGGACTCGCATCATGAGTGCCGTTCTGTTGCCATACCAGCAACGCTGGATAGCTGACCATTCCCCGGTGAAGATTATCGAGAAGGGTCGGCGGATAGGTCTTTCGTACAGTGAGGCATCCGATGCCGTGCTGCATTCCGCCGACGCGGATCGAGGGGCGAACACGTACTACATCTCCTATGATAAAGAGATGACGTCGGGTTTTATCCAGGACTGCGCCACCTGGGCCAAGGTATTTCATACGGCGGTCAGCGGCATAGGCGAGCAGATCCTTACCCGAGACGATGATAAGGATATCCATGTCTACGATATTAAGTTCGGCAGCGGCTACAAGATCCAGACGTTTTCGAGTAACCCGCGCAACCTGCGCAGCAAGGGCCGTCCAGGCGAAAGGCTGATTATTGATGAGGCCGCGTTTGTCGATGATCTTGATGAGCTGCTCAAGGCGGCAATCGCCATGACCATGTGGGGCGGCACCGTGCATATCCTCAGCACCCATAACGGCACCGAGAACCCGTTCAATGTGCTGATTCAGGATTCGAGAGCTGGCCGGAACGATTATTCGATCCACCGGGTGACCATTAATGATGCCATCCGTGATGGGTTGTATCACCGGATCTGTGATGTTACCGGCAAAGAGTGGAGTGAGCAGGCGGAAATAGACTGGCTGGCATCGCTCGTCAAAAGATACAGCCCGAATCAAGACGAAGAACTTTTTTGTATACCGACCCAGGGCAGCGGTGCCTTCCTCTCCAGGGCGCTTATTGAGCGCTGCATGTCGGCGGATATCCCGGTGTTGCGCCTTGAGCTGAAAGACGAGTTTAAATTCTATCCGGAGCATCAGCGGATCTCCGAAATTGACGCATGGTGCGAAGATTTTATCGATCCATTAATGGCCGATCTGGATCCGCTGCGATGCAGTTATTTCGGTGAGGATTTCGCGAGGTCTGGCGATCTGTCCATCTTTCTTCCAGCCCAAGAGCAGCAGGATGCGTCATTTCGATCGCCCTTTGGCCTTGAGTTGAAAAACGTTCCCTTCGAGTCGCAACGCCAGGTCGTCTTTCACATCATCGACCGTTTGCCGAGGTTCTCCCACGGCGCTTTTGATGCCAGGGGCAACGGCCAGTATCTCGCCGAGGTGGCCGCGCAACGATACGGCGAGACCAGGATCAGCGAGGTGATGCTCACCGAAGCCTGGTACCGGGACAATATGCCGCGCTATAAGGCGGCGTTTGAAGATGAATCAATCATGTTGCCCCTTGATGCCGACTGGATCGAGGACAACAGAGCATTCAAGATGATTAAAGGGGTGGCCAAGCTGCCCGACGGCAAGACCGAATCAAGCAGTGGCCAGCGACATGGTGATGCCGGGGTGGCTGGGGCGATGGTTGTCTATGCCACCAGGCAGGACACATACAGCAAACCGGAATACGAGTCTGTCAGTAAACGCCGATTTAAGAAAAAGGGGATGTGGTGATGGTCAAGCTTTACGATCAATTCAATCGGGAGATCGATCTTACCCGGAACAAAAAGCCGGAACAACGCGAGCTGGCGGTTGCCCCAATCCTCGACAGCTTCCGCGAGTATATCAACGATGGACTCACTCCGGAACGGCTGGCCGCAGTCTTCAAGCGGGCCGATATGGGCGATGTACGCAGCCAGGCGGAACTGTTTGAGCTTCTCGAAGAGCGGGACGCCCATGTGCTCTGTGAGCGGGATAAACGCCGCAATGTGATTGTCGATCTGGACTATACCGTTGCACCGGCGGACGATGACCCGCGCAATGTCCGCGTTGCCGAGTTTATTCAGGACTTTTTTGATGGTTGTGCCGAGTGGGATGACAATATGGTCGCCCTGCAGGATGCGGTCGGCAAAGGATATTCCTCCCTTGAGTTGGGCTGGGAGATATCCGAGGGCCAGGCCGCCATCAGCAGCCTGGAACCGATCAAGCAATCGCGGTTCCTCTTTACCGACGAAAAAGGTCTGCTGTGCAATGTGCCGCGTCTGTTGACCGATACCGATGCCATGGGTGTTGATATTCCGGCCTGGAAAACCATCATGCATGTCTATGGCGGCAAATCAGGATCCCCTGCCCGTGCCGGTATCTACCGGGTTGCTGCCTGGATGGTACTTTTTAAAAATTATGCGATAAAAGACTGGGTCATCTTCTGCGAGCTGTTCGGCATGCCGCTGCGCTTAGGGAAATATGATACCGGGGCGACGGATGCAGACAAGAAAGCGCTCTTTTCCGCCATTGCCTCGATCGGTTCCGATGCTGCCGGCGTTATCTCCAAGTCAACCGAGATTGATTTTATCGAAAGTTCCAAAGGCTCAGCATCCTCGGACCTCTGGAAGATACTGGCCGATTTCTGCAATGCCGAGATCAGCAAGGCCATTCTCGGCCAGACATTGACCACCCAGGTCGGGGCATCAGGATCTTATGCCGCCTCAAAAACCCATAACGAGGTACGGCTCGATCTGCTTAAGGCCGATGGCAGAGCACTGGCCACGACGATCCGCAGCCAGCTTATTCGGCCCCTGGTCGGGTTTAACTTTGGCTGGGATACGCCGCTGCCGAAATATACGGCGGTCTACGACGAAGGCGATGATTACAAAACCAAATCGGACTGGGTAGGCGGGTTGATGGATCGCGGTATGCCTATGTCGGTCAACTGGTTGCGCACCGAGTTTAATATTCCGGAACCGGAGCAAGACGCGGAGATTATCCGGGTCATACCTCAAGCAGGCAGTCAGCCAGTTGCCCAGCAGGTAGCCAAGATAGTGGCCAAGGATATTCCGGTACCGGAATCGCAAAAGACCTTGACCACCCTTATCGACCAGGAACTCGACAAGGCCGATATGGACGAGCTGATCAATCCGGCCAAAGACCTGCTGGAGGAAGTGGAGAGCCTTGAAGAATTTCGCGACCGGCTTATTGCCGCTTATGCCGATCTCGAACCACTGGCCATGGGCCAGGCATTACAAAAAGCACTGGCTCTGGCCGAGCTGAGCGGACGATTTGCAGAAAAGCCCCAGGATGCTCTGTAACGGTTTTTAATAGCTCTTTGTGAAAATGTACAGAGGTCGCCTTGTGCGGCAAATGAGCGAAAAATTAAACGGGTTTTGAACAACAAAACAAAATGGATACAGCCGCAGAATATATAAAGCTGCCTTTTAGTCAAGCAATCGACTATTTCCGGCGCAAGGTCAACCTGGCAACAGATGCCTGGGATGATATCTGGGGCGAGATGCATACCCGGGCTTTTGTGGTGGCCGGGGCAACCAAAGAAGCCTTGCTCGATGATCTGCGCACGGCGGTGGATAAAGCCATTTCCACCGGCACCACGTTGGCCGAGTTTCGCAAAGACTTTGATACCATCGTCAAGAAAAACGGCTGGAGCTATAACGGCGAGCGCGGCTGGCGGACGGCAGTGATCTACGACACCAACCTGTCGGTGGCTTATTCGGCGGGCAGGTATCGGCAGATGAGTTTGCCGGCGGTTAAGAGTGTTCGGCCATATTTTCGGTATCTGCCGTCAAGTTCTGCCGACAAACGGGCCGAACATATCGCCTGGTACAACCTTGTCCTGCCCCAGGATGACCCGTTTTGGGATGCGCATATGCCGCCCAACGGCTGGGGTTGTAAATGCGGTGTGACCAGTGTGTCGGTGCGGGAGTTGGCCCGCCTGCAGCAAGAAGAGGCGGACAGCCCCTATCCGATCAGGACGGCAGCACCGGAAGTGCAGATGGTCGAGCATGTCAATAAAAAAACCGGCCAGGTGCTTTCGGTACCGGAAGGCATCGATCCCGGCTGGGACTATAACCCAGGCAAAAACCCCTGGCCGGAGGGCAAGGCTTAAATGAGCGTCACCATCACCCATAACGGCGCGGAATTTGCCGGAGGTATTGCCAAGATTGCCGATCGCTTTGGCTCAGCCGAACCGGCCATGGCGATCATCGGCGAGACGGTGGCCAGCTCGGTGCGGCGCAATTTTGAAAAAGGCGGACGCCCTGCAGGATGGCAGCCCCTGGCGGAAGCGACGCTGGCGAAAAAAAAAGGTGGTTCCATCCTCGTCGGTAAAGGTTTTGCCGGTGGTCTGCTGGGTTCGATCCATTCCGAGGCAGACAGTCGGGCCGCCTATATCGGCACGGACAAGATTTATGGCGCGATCCATCAATTTGGCGGCAAGGCCGGTCGCGGCAAAAAAGTGACCATCCCGGCAGGCCCTTCCTGATGGTCCAAGATGAAGATGTGACGGAAATCAACGCGTTGCTCAGTGATTTTATTTTGACCGGGAGTGTTTAACCATGAAAACAATTTCTTTGATCATCGCGGCCCTTGGACTTACCCAAGGCCAGGACCTGCCCGAATGGTACACCATCTTTCCAGCCGGTCGGCATGAGGTGGAAGGCGCGGGACACTACCAGGTAACCAAGGACGCCTTCACCCTGCTCAAGGCCCAGCTCGATCGGCGCGGCAATGAGGTGGTCTTTGATTATGAGCATCAAACTATTTCCGGAGAAAAGGCACCTGCAGCAGGATGGTGCCGCGACTGGCGCTGGACGGATGGCGTCGGGGTCGAGGCAAAGATTGACTGGACCGAGGAGGCCGCAGGCTTCTTGAAAAAAGGCGAATATCGCTACTTCTCCCCGGTCTTTCATGTGCGCAAGAGCGATGAGCTGCTCTGCGCCGTTCACAGTGTGGCGCTGACCAATGCGCCGCGAACCAATCACCTGAAACCGCTCCTGGCCAAGCTTGGGGCAGAATTCAACAACGAAGAGGAAAAGGAGCAAGGTATGGATTTATTGAAACTGTTGATCGCTGCTTTGAAGCTGGACGAAAGCGCCGACGAAAAAACGGTGGTGGCTGCGGTGCATAAACTGACCGAGCAGCAACCGAAAGAAGTGATCGCCAAGGCGGTGATAGAAGCCCTGGGTATTGACCAGAATGACGAGTCGACGGTGGTCGCCTCCATCCATGCCCTGAAGCAGTCCGGCAAGGGCATGGTCTCTGCGGCGGACTTTGCCGCTCTGCAGCAAAAGGTGGCCGAGCGTGAGGCAACAGAGGTTGTTGCCAAGGCCATGGCGCAAGGCAAGATCACCCCGGATCAGAAAGACTGGGCGACGGAATATGCCGGTCGCGATTTGGCGGGCTTTAATGTTTTTGTCAGCAAGGCCCCGGTGGTTATGCCGCTGCAAAAACTGCCTGCAGGCGATAATCGGACAGAAAATAGCATCACCGATGAAACGGTGCTGGCAGTAGCCAAATTGATGGATGTCGGCGCGGACGATCTCAAGACGTTTGGCGGATTGGGTTAGCGGGTTCTTCGGCGATCACGTCCCGCCTAAAAGCTTTGCGGGATAAGTTCATTTACGAAAAAAAGACAGCAAAGAGCGCTGGTTTTTTTCTCATTCACTAAGGAGCAATAAAAATGGCTTTATCAGCAGATCGGGCAACAGCCCATAAGGATGTGGAAGTGGTCCAGGTAAAACTGGCCGCGTCGACCAAGGTTTATGCGGGTGGTATGGCCGCACTCAATGCCGCAGGATACGGGATCAATGCCGCCGATGTAGCCGGTGCCAACGTTATTGGCGTTTTTGAAGAGCAGGTCGATAACTCAGCCGGTGCCGCCGGCGCGAAAACGGCCCTCATCAGAAGAGGCAAGGCGTTTTATCTGAAGAATTCGGCCACCAATGCAGTCGTGCAGGCCAATATGTTTACCAGCGTCTATGTCGAGGACAACGAAACTGTCTCCTCTGACGGCGGCACCAACGACATCGTCGCCGGGATGTGTGTTGGCTTTGATTCCGGCGGGGTCGACGTCTTTATCGACTAAGGATCATTTGAGAGAAATTTCAATGATTGAGCAGTTTCAATTATAAACAGGAGATACACAATGCTTGTCAATAAAGCCGCACTATCAGCGGTATTCGTCAGCCTGAACACCCTCTTCAACAAGGCATTTGCCGGGGCTGAGCCGACCTATACCAAAATCGCCATGCGTGTTCCATCCACCACCAGCCAGGAAGATTACGGCTGGCTGTCCAACTTCCCGATGATGCGCCGGTGGGTTGGCGAAAAACTGGTCAAGGCCCTGAAAGCCTTTAAATACAGCGTGGTCAATGAAGACTGGGAGGCCACGGTGGAAGTCGATCGTAACGACATTGAAGATGATCGTCTTGGGATCTACGCCCCACAAGCCCAGGCTGCAGGAATCAGTGCCAAGATGTTTCCTGACGAGCTGGTCGGCGAAGTGGTAGCCGGAGCCTTTACCGGGCTATGTTATGACGGACAGTATTTTTGTGATACCGACCATCCGGTAACCGATAAAAACGGGGTTGTCTCCTCGGTTTCCAATAAGGGCTCGGCGGTGCTGTCTATTTCCACCCAGGCGCTGGCGGTTGCCTCCTTTGGTGCAGCCAGGACGGCTATGCGCAAGTATAAGGACAACGAGGGGCGTCCGCTCGGTGTCAACCCGAATGTGCTGATGGTCCCGCCTGCCCTTGAGGATACCGCCAAGGCCATGATGAGTGCCGACCGGTTCGAAGACGGCAAAGTTAATCTGTACAAGAATGCCTGCGAGGTGGTCGTCAACCCATATATCACCACCGATACGGCCTGGTTCCTGCTCGACACCACCAAACCGGTGAAACCTTTTATCTATCAAGAGCGTAAAGCGCCGGTCTTCGTGTCCCAGACTGACCCACAGGCGGATGATGTCTTTATGCGCAAAAAGTTCAAGTTCGGTGCCGAAGCACGGGCAGCAGGCGGTTATGGTTTCTGGCAGCTCTGCTATGGTTCCACTGGCCTTGGCTGATCGTCGTTTGATGATGGTTTAATTACACCATAGTTCCCACGCTCCGGCGTGGGAACATCTCGGAGAGTAAAAAAATGTTCGAAATAACCAGTAAACGAGAAGGTTTCAGGCGGGCAGGCGTCGCCCATAGTGTCGCGCCGACCAGTTACCCGGACGATGCTTTCACCAAAGAGCAATGGGCGACATTGCGGGCAGAAGAAAATCTGACGGTCAAGATGGTCAAACCAGCCAAACCGGCCAAGGACGATAAATAATGGCCT